TCAATATCCTAGATGATCCATGAATGCACTTATATTATCGGCATCTTTTTGTGTAATATCTCCCATATAGGAATTACTTTTAAAATCGCCTTCATCAGCAATCTTAGGCGGATTCTTAATCATGATATATGAAGGTGCTTTCAAACCGGATTGCCGCCAGTCGCTTATGAATGGCCTATACTTTTTTTGATGGTTCTTCCCCTCTTGCTTAGTAATGTAATAATAGTAAACTATACCATCATTTGTATGTAAAATAAGCACTGGACGGATTTTGACATTTTGAGGGCTATCTTCAAATGCCACACCCAACCAGTGCATTGATCCTGCGTATATTCTATTAGCCATAGTAGTACCATTCTCTACCTTCTATATCTTTTCTGCTAACCATGAGTTTACCTTCTTTATTCCGCTTCGGTTCTTTTGATTCTGAAACAGCTTTCGCAACGTTGAATTTAAAAGGTGAATTTTTGCTTATGTTATTCCCCTGCTCTTTAATCATTACAGAATCACCCTATCCACTTAGTAGTCTTACTATTATATACCCGCTGGTTAAAGACATGCAACAATTTTAATGCAATCTATGATGCGCCTTTAGATCACATTTACAGTCATTTGTAAATCGCCCTGTCAGCGCCCCCTTTATCTACGTTTGAATGTAAAAATATCAATCGGCATAAAACACCCTCTACGAATTTAATCGCAAAGGGTATGGATCATGTTTATTCTTAGAAAACTATTTTAAACGAAGGTTCTATTATTCTTTTAGTCGTTTAAGTGCATCTTTATATACTTTGGAATTATCTCTTTTACCGATTGCCACAACATTTATTACTTCGACTTTGTCGCCGTTTTGTCGGAATACAATTCTTAAACCTGCATCCCTAAACGTTAGTTTACGGCATCCTGCTAAACTTCCTTTTAACATTTCCCCTGCGTTTATACCTCTTTGCTCAATGCGCTTTAATCCTTTTAATATAAACGTCTGTTGGCTGCCGTCCAGCTTGGCGTAATCATCTTTGGCGTCTTCTGTTAGATTAACAACGTACATACTACGTTATTCCCAACCGTCATTTTTATCGAACTCTATTTCAGATAAGTCTACGCCTGTCGCCTCTTTGACTGAATAAGTTTTTACATTCTCTTTTGCTAAACGCTCTTTAACTATCAACTCATCAATACGATCATATAATGCTTCTATTTCACTATTTAAAGCCTCGTATTGTTGAGGCGTCAAAGCGACACCAACAGGCTGATTACGATTAAGGATATATACCCCGTTGTTACTTTCTCTAGCCGTGTTGAATGCGTCCATTGGTGCTTTCTTCATATCTGAAATACTTTTAAACGGCACATCTAAAGTCTTCATATAGATTACCTCCGATATATTATTTAAATGTATTATATCACTCTTTAACGTCTTTTAAAAGTACATTAATTAGTACGTTTTATTAACGGTATAAAAAATCCCCTGATCGTATCATCTACGAAAAGGGGGGGCTAACAGCTTTTTCGGGGTTAGACGCTGTTCAATCCGCTGATATGGACATTTTTTCAGACCGGACTATCATACGGAATGGAAAAACCTCCAAAAAGATTTCCCTTGATCTCGCAACTGGTTCCATACCTTTTTGAGTTGCTCGATTGACTGTCACTAAAATCATTAGGAAAGAAGATATCCATCGATTTTAGTATATTCGTTTGAGTTTATTCTGTCATCACTTTTGGACGGTCTATTAAAATAAGCTTTTATGCTGCTTTTTTAACTTTTCTATCTTGCTATCAATTCTTACTTTTTCTTCGTTTGAAATATCCTTCTCTTCTAACATACCTCTATACATTTTCATTTTTTCCATTGCGTTAATCTCTGCCGTATTTTTTCTATTTGTGCGCCCTCTGTGTGTTCCGAATACCATTATGAAAAATAGGAACGGGATAAAGATAAACATTAACAGTAGTATGAATTCCATTTATATACATCCTTTCTTTTATTTTCATAATAACATAATAGAACGCTGATATTATGTAGTGCCGGACTTTCACCGGCTGAAAGAAAACGATAAGATTTTCTACGGATCTTATACCGACATCTATAGGCGTGATAGGTAAACGCATAGCTTTTATATTCGATCAATGCGATATTGGAATCATCGCAAACTGTAGATACTTTAGAAACTCGTTCAACGCAACATCGATATTTTCCGTTTTTGCTTGGAAATTAAATTGTGTGACCTTTGTCGCTGTTACTTCGGCATCTGCTGAGCCAGTCACTGAATTATTTAGCGCTAGTTCCTTAATTGCCTGCGCTTTTAATTCGTTTAATTTTTCGTCATATTCTTTGCGTAATGAAGCATCTTTCTCGTCTCTTTCTTCTTCTAGTGCGTGAATGTCGTATTTAGCTTTGCTGTCCACACTGTAAACGGGATCTTCACTATTACGAATAGCTTCGATTCTCTTTTTATAGGACTCGTTATTAGCGTCTAGCTTCTGCGTGTATTCTTGATAAAGACTGTCGTCAATGTGTACGAACTTTACCACTCTGAATAGTGCTTTGAGCGTCTTCCGCCAATTCTAAAATCCGATGAAGATTATCATTCATGCTGCCGCCGCTTTCGATTATTATTTTAATTTCATTCTAGCTAAAATAAAAAACGGGACTACATCCCCATATATGATGACCGAACATAGCCCCGGTTAATAAATTCGGTTATAGGTCGTCAGAGAAATCGTAAAGTAGCTCCCCGTCCTTTACTCGGATGATAGTGAAGGCTTCTGAATTCGGGTTCTTATACTCAATCTTATAACCCTCCCCCATAGAGACGTAAATGGAGTCAGACACCCCGACTAGAGCAGTTACGATATCGTCCCATTGTTCCGAATAATTGCCGTTACTTACATACTCGACTAAAACACTCAAACCTGGGTCTGTAGGCAAGATGGTATACGTTTTAGTCTCTTCGTCAAATGAAACGGTACCTCGCTCCCCGTATGCTTCTTCAAGTATTCCTAAAGTCTCATTCTCAAGGGCTGTGGGTTGCTCATCAACGTTCTCCTCGGAATACTCCTCTGAACGTTCAGAATCTTCGCCGAACACATCCGAGACACTTGATGAGCCAACCGCCTCCCTCGTTTCTTCTCCCGTTTCTTCTAGAGGATTATCGGACATATCCGATTCATGTACGACTTCGCTCTCCTCCGTAGATTCTTCGGTTGTATTCGGCTCTGCCTCAACGTCTGCTGCCGTAGTCTCTGTCTCAACGTCTTGTTTCGGCTCTTCTCCGCCACATGCTGCGAGTAAAGATACCGCCAATATAAGTGTTAGTAATCGTTTCATGCTATCGACTCCATTTCGCTTAATATTCGTTTATTTATTAATTACGGATGATCAATCTCTTTAATTTCGTCAATACTTGCGACGTAATCTTCGTGAGAGGCGTCGTCATCTACTTCGACATCGCCTGCCGCGATTCCGCTATATTAACTATGGATCCTACGATACATACAAGTATAAAAAATCCTAAAGCTATGTTCCTCATAACACTGTCTTCATTCCGTTTAGTTTTCATTTGAGAGAATTAATCATGATTCCTTATTCTCATCTTTAATACTTTCATTATATATGATACTTGAAAATGAAATAGATAAACATACTTAAAATTTACAACCCATTAAAAATATCGAAGTCATTTTCGCACACCCAAATCGAAATTAATTAAAAGACCCGACTCCCTACGTTAAGGAATCGGATCTCTATTATATAATACGCTCAATCACGAAATAGATGATTAGTAGGGAAATATTTCTTATGGGCATCAAATATGTGTTTATCAAATAGATTTACGTATACGCGCACCATCTCTAGCGACCTATGGCCGGGGAGTTTCTGCAACTCGAACACATTCGCTCCATTCTCAACCATCGTCTTTGCATAGTACTGGCGTCTCTTACATTGCGCATATACTTTGCGAATTTTTCGATGTCTAGCGCAGATAGCCGATGAATATCCGCCAGTACCTCCGTATTACAGTCCGCCAAATAGTAGCAGAAGACTCTCATTTCGCTTTTATAGTACGTAATTGTGACATCAGCTAGTCCACGGGCTGCACACCTTGTGATTAGCGCGTCTAATCCGTCATCAAAACTGACTACGATTTGTTTTAACATGCGTTTGCTGGACGCCCTAATCCGCGTCAGTTCTTCATTTGAGAGCGATTTGCTTCGAGTATTTTTCGACAAAAAAAGCACCACCTTTCGAATTGTATTCGAGTAGTAGTGCCGGAGTTTACACGGCTTTTTCTAGCGTGACGTGTATACTTTTTCGCTTTAAAAACGCTGTAAACGTTGGTATAACTGTAACGGACAGTGAGTCCGTTCGATTAGAATCAGATAACAACAGAAAGCGCATTATAACGGTGTTTACACGGTATCACCCATACGATTAAACACTATAAAAATAGATTAAAAAGTCACGGATTGGTCACGTGTCTATGAAAAAATATCAAAATACCTCTTTACTTTATGTATATCGATTGATATACTTTAGATAACAAGGAGGTATCGGCCATGGCTAAGAATGAAGCAAGCTTTATTATCAGGTTAACGCAAAAAGATTTAGATGCGTTTAATGAAATTGTAGAAGCGAATGCGATCAATCGCGCGGAGTTAATACGACAATGGATTAAAGAATATGTAGATAATAATAAATGAGGAGAGATTTAATATGAATGAACAAGAAAAAGTACCGTTTTACAAAAAGAATTGGTTTATCATACTAACGTTAATCGTATTTTTCCCGATCGGATTAGTTTTAATGTGGATGTTTAGTAGTTGGGGCAGAACGCCAAAAATCATAGTCACTGCTGTAATCGCTCTTTTTGCAGTCATTGGATCGACCGGAGACACGGAAGAATCTACTGCAGAAGAAGAAAGTAATGACATGGCACAAAACGAAGAAACCACTGAGGAAGTGACCGAAGAGGAAACTGAGGAGCCTACAGAAGAGCAAACAGAAGAAGAAACGACTGAAGAGCCGACTGAGGCAGAGACAACCGAGGAATCCACCGAAGAAGAAACAACTGAAGAACCCACAGAGGAGCAAACAGAAGAGGTGACTGAGGAAGAGACGACTGAAGAGCCTACAGAAGAAGAGGCAGAGGAAGAAACCTCCCCTGCTGAAGAAGTCAAAGAGACAGCTAATGAAGTAGTAGAGGACGTTATTCAGTCTGACGATGAAATTGAAGAAATCGGATATGTTGAAGAGGGAGAACAACTGTTGATTAGAATCAACACGGGTATTGGATGGTCAAATGAATCAATGAAAAATACTATGTATGTACAGACGCATGACATATTAGAAAAATTAGAAGAAATAAACAACGTGGATATTATAAATATTGGATTTAATCTACCTCTTCAGGACGAATACGGAAATGAAGAAGATAGAGAGGTAATGACGCTAGTGTTTAATGGAGAAACTAGGAATAAGATTAATTACGGGAATATCCTCCATGAAAAATTAGCGGACGTTGCGGATGATTATTGGGAGCACCCGGCATTGAATAAATGAAAAACAGCCACCTATTTAGGTGGCCTTTTTAATACATAAAAAAAGACCCCCGCCCCTCCTGCAGGACGAAGATCAATTTTGCCCATTAGCTTCCACACTAATGAGCGGCAAAAAGAGTAGTACAATCTGTATATCTATTATACCATATTTGATGCGCCTGTGGGGGCGGATTTTCATAAATTTGTGGATTTGGACGGACTACATAATCTGATTCATTTCCTCCATCTCAGCGACTACATCCCCCGCCTTCACAGACTCCACAGATTCAGTGATTTCGTCCTCTGGTAGGTAATAGTCAATGATGGGGGCATAGCGCCCTCTTTTTTTATGTATCCCGGAGCTGATGAGGGCTCCGGGATTTTGCATTACATAGTGTAGTGTTTATTAAATTTTATACGAATTTACCCCAAAGCCCTGAACTAGTCACCTGACCGCCGCCACCATTCCATTTTTTTATTGGCATATATCGGGTAGAGCCTGAGCCTGTTTTGTAAGTGCCCCATACGTGACCATCCTGTCGACACAATTCAAAGAAATCAATACTATCCCCTGGCTTTGCCTGTGAGGGCGCTCGATTATTCGGGTTGATAAATGGCGCATTATCATAGACGTAAATTGGTGTATTGCCTACAACAAAGGTAGCATCCACGGCGACATAGTAAGTGTCGTACTGATTGGAATTCCAATTGTCTTCCTTATATCGGATATTCCCAGCACCGCCGGTACCAGAGCCAGACGATGAGCCGGATGATGACTTTTTAAGACTCAATGTCTGACCGATTGAAATCGTATTACTTGATAGACCATTCCACGATTTTAGATTGCCCACACTGACACCATTGGCATTAGCAATGCCCCACAGTGTATCACCCTTACGAACTTTGTACGTGTCGCCGGATGCTGCAGGTGTGGACGGTTTAGATGTGGAGCCGCCGCCTTTGATATCATCCAGATGACCCTGTACCATGTTTTTGAAAGCATTCCAGTTGTTCCAAGCTCGCATTTTATGCGGACAATCTTTGCCAGACCAATTATAATGCTGTCTGAGTTTATTCACACCCCAACCATACTGATCAAGGATGTGCGCAATATACTCAGCGGCATTCTTTTCCGCTTGGGCATGTCGGTTGGAGTAGCGACCACTATATCCATTGTCCATACTATAGCAAATCTCAATGTGGATAGACCGTCTGTTACCCGGTCCGCTACCACCATCGCCCGCTGCCCAGGCGTTACGATTAAACGGGATGGCCTGTACCGCTTGTTTATCGTCAATGGCCACATGGTAAGAAGTCATATTATTATTCCCGCGCATATATGAGACTTCATTGCGGGCAGATGCAGTATTTGCAGTATTATGCACCGTAATTGTACTTGGACTCATCGCATAAGTCGCTTTAATATTATACTTACTGGACGGTACCCAGTTATTAACTACTTTGTAACTCATTACTCATCAACCTCCTCATCAGCCGCAAGGCTTGTAATTTGTTCTTCTTCAGCCGTTTCGGCTTCATCAGGTGTGTCGATGGACTCGCCCACACCCTCATTCTCTTCCTGGTCTTTCTCTTCCATGATTTCTTGCTCTGTTTTTTCAGCCATCAAAAATCACTCCTATCTAAAATTAGGCATAAAAAATACACCTACTATATAGATGCATCAGTCCACCTTATTATCTTTAAGCACCTTTTTCTGCTGTTTGCCTTTCTTTGTCGCAAACTTGTTCTTGTAAATCTCAAACGCTGTATACGCAAACCCTGCGACCGCGTACAGTACGACAACAAAGGCGTTAATGCTGTCCTGTGTGAGCCAATCAAATTGATAACCCAGTACGCCCAGGAATGACGATGCTGCCAAGAGTATTGCGGCAATGTGCCGGATTAAATCACCGGCTGCGCTGTTCTTAACCTCTGAATCCACTTGCGGCTGTCCAGTCCGTTTTTGTTCCGCCATATTGTCACCTCCTTTCTCAAAACATAAATTGCGCCAATCCAAATGCACCAGCGCCCAATGTGGCAATGGCACTAATCAGCGCTACCATAATCTTTGTATTATCCTGCTTCTTACTTCGCTGCATGTCTTCGATACTGCCCAATCGTCGGCCCTGGTCGGTTTGTTTGTATTCGATATCGGTCATTCGCACACTATGATTACTCATGGTCTTATTGAGTTCGCTCAGATGCCCCTCAATATTTTCCATCGACTTAGGCAAACTTTTTTGACTCTCCATGAAGGTGTGCAGCATCAATTTAAGGTCGTTATGATTATCAGTGTGTTTATTGTCCACATCATTGATGCGTTTGTGCAGGTTGCCTTTAGCTGCCTCTAACTCGTGTTTTAGGACGTAATTTTCGTTTGCCAAATCCGAACGCCCCCAATAAACGCCAAAATCCCATTCAAACCGCTCAGTGTGATGTACTGGACTGGTGTCAACCAGGTCTCTGCATTGCCAAACCCGGCAATCGTGATGATGAAGTAAGCCACTGATGAGCCCAACCCGCCGATGAGCAGGAATATGGCAAAGCTGATTGCAGTGTCCCGCTTAGGCAATTTGAGGCTTGCCAGAATGACGAATAGCCCGCTGAGGGCGAATATTAACCCCCATAGCCACAATGGCATAACAAGGCTTAATGTAGCGTACAGGTGAGAGTCAAATAAAGATGTGTCTGTCTCGATAATCCAAAATAGACCCCGCTCCATTGTCATCAGTCCAGTGCCAATAAGCATCAGGCTGGCAATCATCTCTGCGTAACTCATATGCTTATCAAATGTAATCACACCCTTTCTGCGTATAATAAAAACAATCCACTATTCAGCGGGCTGTTTGCCTTGCTCTTTCAACTGATTATACAAATCAGTAATAATTGATTCCTGTTCAGCAATCTGCATATTTGCCCTAGCCAACTGATTGGATAAAGATTGTATGACGTATTCCTGATTAGGCTCTATATAATCACTTTTTGCCATTTTCTAATACCTCCACTCTGTTTAATAAATTTTGGATTACTTGCTGATGCATGAAGATAATATTATCTTTCTTAATCGTTTCATCATCACGCTTTACCAGATGGTCGTTGTTCATTTTGAGGTCATCAATGATAAAACCGACTTGCCTGTCATTTACCGTTTGTGGATTATCTTTGTTAAATTTCGATTCTTCGTCTATAATCCAGTCAAATGTTTTTATTTTGGCATTTTTGATAAACTCGACACTGTCTTTCAAATTCATTTCGCCTTCATTTTTCTTGAACTTACGAGAAGAAGAGCCAACCAACTCACCGCGTAGCCAATCAGCATGAACCGAATTAATGTAACCGAAAGTTAAAGGGCTGCCTTCACGCCCAATTTGATAATAATACGTATTCGTGTTCAATCCTAATATGGCAAGATTGGCTCCACCAGACCGCCAATCGGTACTAAACTGCCAACCACCGTAACCAAAAGCATCTCTTATTTGCACATTTTTATCCCCTCTAATTTGTTGACTATAAGTTCTGTCAAAAATACCGGTGTCCGTCCCCATATAATATGAGTTTTCGGCCGTGTACATTGGGTGAAATGTGATGGTTCTGCTGTGCATATCAATATTGTAGCCTTTATCAAAATCGAATGATTCGTTCCTTATAAAAACTTTACGTCCTACTATTGACTGACCGGCACCGTCTAGAATCTCCCTCTGTCTAGTATTCGCGATAAACCCCGCGAAGTTATCCTCGTCCCTCGATGATAAATTATTTTTGTTAGTCGTCCCTAAATAGACTACAGGGAAACGTCCATTAATACTCCTATCTACTCCAACACCCGCCGTTCGATTGATTCCTCCGACATCATCAAATCGACGGTAATATATCTGATTCCTCGTATCTGTAAACTCGATGGATGCACTGCCACCGAGTTCGAAGTCTGCATTGCTCATTTGAAGTTTGCCAGTGTTCAAATTAAACAAAGTATTGTTATTAATACTTCTTAATATTCCGCCGGCAATCCGGTTGGCTGTCATGCTACCGGTGGTAATCGCATCAGCGACAATACCGGTATAGGTCAATGCATTATTAAACGTCTGCCCGCCGTCCTGACTGAATCCGATGCCATTGGCATTATAACGAGTAACTCCCTGAGTATTATTCAAATTATAGCCATATATACCATTACGCCGATATTCAAAATGACTATCCTCGCCGGCATTTATGATGTTTGTCGCTTCCCTGACAGCATTGGGCAATACATTATATGGCAATTTTCGCTTACCATCAATCAGATCTTGAATATCCTGTATAGAATCATACTGCATATTCCTATACTGCTGACTGATATTTTCATTACCAAACGTATAATCAGAACTGATTAATTCGCCGTCTTCATCAAATTCCTCATTGATTTCAACCACACGAATATAATCATTGATGCCTTTTGACGGGACAACAAAGCGCACCTCATCCCCTTCATTCAGCGGATATTCAAACAGTTCAGCAGACAATTCAAATGATGTTTTCCATGTGCTTTCTTGTTTAGTTTTGAGCGCCTCTTGAATGCCATCAAGTGTGGAATACCTCTCATCATGGATCGGTTCGCCCCATATGACACCGTATTTTTCGGCCATCGGAGAGATGTATTCATACGTTTTTGTCGGCTCTTTGTCTGAACCTTCGTCATCATCGCCCTGAAAGTCATAATACCCTTTGATTGCTGTGCAAAAAGAATCGGTATCTGTCGTAATGTTAAAATCTATTAAATTATCATCCTCGTGGATTAACACATCATTACGTTGGTTACCAATTCTGTTCCTGATTTGTACTGTTTGTGTGCCGATCGGTATATTAAATTCCGCATTATGCCGACTGATGAAGTATAAAAATCTTTGGGTGCTATTTTCCTGCTTAGAATAACTCATTGTATTAGCGTGGAATGTATCAATAATATTCAACAGATATTTTGTGCCTTCAAAGAGTGGCGGGATGCTGTGATCAATGGTCATTGATTTATTTTCCACATCATCCACATGCCAGAAACCGTTGAAATAATGAAAAAAATCAAGTACGGCATCGAATTCTTTATTCCCGTGCATATCCTCTTTTTCGTTAAAAAGGTGATATATATCGCCTTTAAAATTGACTGTCCATCCAGTTTCGATGTTTTCAATGAATTCATCATTGATTTCATTGCGTAAAAAAGAGAGCGTAATTTCACGCTCCCCATTAATAGATCGCTTACGTGGCACTTCCGCAATCGCTGCGTATGTGACGTTGTTTAGTGATGTTACTGTGAGCATGATGGTTCACCTCCTGAATTTAGGTATAATTATTACTTTTACAAAACTGTAGGGTATCTTTCACCGAAAATACAGGCTATCCTTTGAGTTACACTGAAACTATCCCCAGAGTTTAAATAACTTTTGTTAGTAAAATAAAAGTACACTTTAGATACGTTATCACTTCTAAAGGTGATAAGCCCTGGAGGAGAATTTATATTTTCAACATTTAGATTAATAGCATCTTTCAATGATGTTACATCCATCGCCGCTGCATGATACCGTCCAGAAGTGTTTTCACCGACATATATAGCACTATTCACTCCTAAATCAAAAGAACGTTCAGAACTATCTTGCGGTATAGGTGAGTATATCTCCCCGTTTTCTAATTCTAGTTTATACATATTATTTGGGCTGGAGGGCAACATTCCTAAATAACCAGCGTTAGAAAATATATCGTTTAACACTTCTATATTATTTGTTATTGTCAGAAATGGATTTACCTCAGATATTGTATGAGTTACAATATGACTCCACATCTCTAAGTTAGAGTTCGGATTATTTGCTCTAAAAGTCTGGGAAATTTTTACGTTTTCAACCTCTTTATAATCAAATTCGAGGGTGTTTTTTTCTGTGCCTGAAATAAAAACTTCATGCTCTCCATCCGCAAATATACGACCAGAAACATTTAGGCTGACATTTTTTACACTGCCATGTTGCGGAACCCAAACACCAGAATTGGAATTGCCAACGTCGGTCCCGTTTATTGCGAAATCTGGGATTGAATTAGGTGATATTACCCATTTAGAGGTCGAGTGATTTAAAGGCGAAACTTTTCCATGATTCAATGCATATACCGTGGGGTCTGCCGGTTTGTAATGTACATACCCCCTAGCTGAAGATGTAGGAGGATTAAATGGATCAGCGCCTTTAAATGTAGCTTTACCTTTGTATTTTTGATGTGGTAAATCCTCAAAAACAGTCCTGGTTACAATTGTGGTGTTATTATTATAACAAGTAATATTCTTCTTCATTCCATTACTTAATTCGAACTCCCATAAACCGCCGCGTGATTCAACTACACTCGTAAAGTGAAGATTACTTCCTTCAAATTCAAAGTTGAAAGAATCTCCTACCGCTGTAGTGAATGTACTCGGAGCAGACCCTTCATTAAATACACCATCTAAAGTAACATCTATCTTATTCTGAATAGGGTCTTCAAATCCAGAACGAACACCTCTAAGCAATAATAAACCATCGTCATTATTAACAAATCTATATTCAACAACACCTTTTATTCCATCACCCATCCCAATACCTACATATATTGCTTCTGAATCTTTTTTTAAGTACATTCCCCTCACATTAATTAAGCTATTCACTTTGTCCACAAGATTGGTGTGCCGGAATGATAACACGCTTTTTTTATTGACTTCTTCTTCCTGATTGTTCAACCTATCTTTTAAAAGAGGTAATCCTCCACGTGCTTGCACTACTTCTGCTTCTGAATTTCCGTTTTCAAGTATTATTTCATCTAACTGACGTTGTACATCTTCGTTCATATCATTTGTTTTTTTGGCTTCACTCAAAACACTATGCGCCTTACTCAACGCTTCATCATAAGTGTAACCCATGCCATTGAATAACTTGATCAACTCATTGATGATATTCCGAGTTTCAGAACCATGAGCGCTATTTATCAAAGGTATCTTTTTCTGCACCACATTATCACTCCTCTCATAATAAAAAATGACCAACCCGAAGGTCAGTCATACAAATATCTAAAGTCTATTTTAAATTCGTAATCTCGGTTAGGTATACCTCTGACATCCCAATAGTTCCATCCTGTCTTTACAGTTAGGAAATTGAAGTTTGTATCACCTAATACATTCTTACCGTTCAGCGTGACGTGTTTTCCATGAATCCGAATCACATCGCCGACTTTAAAGTCATACCATAACTTAAACGTTGTCGTGCCGTCGTCAATGTCAATCAATCCATTGGTGGGTACAGCGTTTAATTTCAGAGTAATCAAACTTTCTTTCTGCTGAATGAGTTTCACTTCTTCATCGCCAGCATTATAAAATGTCGGTTTCACACCTGTAAACTCATACTGCCAGTAGTTTTCCGCAAACCATGTCCCCATGCCGTACGCCCACTTATCATTAAAACGGATTCCCTCGCTGTCTAAGTCGGTTGTGGTGTGGAGAGATTGTTTGAATGGCGTGTCGATGATTTTTAGAGGGATTTCAGCGCGTCCCCATGTGAGGCTGATTTCTTCCATCGTATAACCGGAGTCCACAGTTACTTTTAATAATTTGAATGGTTGATGAGTCTCAGCAACATAAAAAATACCAAGGTTCCGGAAGAAACTATATATTTCATCCCGTTTTAAACGCCAGTCAGTTTCATCCATTGCGACAAAAGATAAAACAATATTAACCTCTCTATCTTTTGGGTATCTCTTAACCAACTTATCCGTATAACTCGATTGACTATAAACATTTTCATAAATAACGGATCCGATGACTATATCGAATCCGATGTTTCCCGGCGTTTTCATTCCGTAACCTAAACTATCAATTGGGAAGTTAACTTCATTTTTATCAATGTCGTATATCTTAAACGCCATAATTCAACCTCCCCGTTTTCTTTCTGTGTTTCGATGATTCTCTACTGCTGTAGTTAGCATTCGCTTTTCCGACATCATTCTCAGTGATGCCTGACTTATCCTCAATGCCGGCCAAGTAATTGATTGCCTGATTCATCTGATTGATCTGTTTCTGTTGATTATCTATCATTTGTTCGTAATGTTTATCGCTGCCGCGACCAATTGCGCCACCAACTTGATCATAAATCTGATTGGCCCTACCGCGCTGATTGGCAGATAGTGGGATAACCGCTTCTGGTCCCTCTTCAGCAATTTCTGCAAAGTGCGGCTGATCAAATATGCCGCCCCTCGCATGAGCAAGGACGTCTTTTGGATTAATCGTACTGTTGTTGATGACGTCTGACCCTTGCTGTGCCTGCCAGTGAATATGTGCGCCAGTTGTCCACTGTCCGCTGTTACCAGTTTTAGCTATCAAGTCACCCGCACCAACAGAACCGGTCTTGACGATGTCTGAGAGGTGCATGAAGAATTGAGTGAGTTCACCGGACTTAAGCTTAGCGACCAGTCCGCCACCGTTGTTATTGAGGCTGGATACTTTTCCGGCAGTCGGCGCGTGGACAGGCGTGCCGATTGGTGTCGCATAGTCAATACCGTAATGGTGCCCATTGTTAAACGATGTCGGGTAGCCCGGCACGGGGCTGTTTGGACTGTACGGCGTCGTCTGTCTATAATTCATGAATGATTGACTGCTACCAGTTCCTAAGCCGCCGGCATTATCCTCAAATATGCCTGTGAGCCAATCAAGGGCTGTATCTTTGACAAGGTCCCAACTGCCGCTGACCATATCGCCGGCAAAGCCAGAAAGGCCGCCAAAGTCTGGTGTGATCGTATCCAGTATGGATTCCATCGCTTTGCCCGGTTCTGTGATAAAGTCCCAGACATTGCTGACCATATCAGTAAACGATCCCCACAATCCTTTATCATCTCCGGTATTACCACCTTCAGAGCCAGTGCCCTGACTAAACCGTGGGATTTTTCCGGATGCTATCATAGACTGCGTTTCAGCACCATTAAATATTCGGTCACCTTTTTTGAGGCCGACAAAGGCATTTTTACCCTGTGGTGCAAGCATCTTGTTGCCGCGTTGAATCAGCTCCTGCGTTGCGCCGCCGCGTCCGTTGCCCGGGCCTTTGTCATTGAGGATGCCCGGGCCGTCGTTAGCGATTCGACCATTCCGTGTACCCGTGGAGAATGTCGGCACATCAAATGAGCCAATTTCCATGTCAAGACCAATCGCATCCAGAATCTTATTCAATCCGCCGGTGATGCCGTCCAGAACGTCCTGTAAGGCACCGGCCATGTCATTACCCATTGACTTAACGCCATCAACTGCTGCACTTGCTGCGTTGGATATAGCGTCACCAATACGTCCCGGCAAATCTGTTGCCCAGTCGACAATGTTGTCAAAGGTATCTGACACCCAGTCTTTGATGTCGTTAAAGACTGACTTAGTGCTTTCCCATAGGCCGTCCCAAGCATCTGTGACGCCCGTCCAGATGTCGTTAGCAAGGTTTGTGATTCTATTCCATAAACGATTCCATAAATTGGAAAGGAATTCAAATATATTATTGAAAATATTCTCTGTTCTTCTGAATATAATTTGCCAACCCTCTACAACGGTGTTGAATATATTGGAGACAACGTCTGAAATTGTGCTCCAAATTGTGCTCCATAAATTGGATAAGAAGTTTTTTACGCTATTAAAAATCCTGCTCGTTGTATCAGACAGGCTTCGCCAGCGATCCATAACGGAAGTAACTATATTTCTAACAACTCTTGTAAATGTATTTTTAATAACATTCCACACAGATGTGAAGAAATTGGATATCCAGTTAAAAATACGTTCTATGCCGGCCATGAAGTTTTCAAAATATGAAATGGCAAAGTTAACAATTGCGTTTATAACCGTATTAAATGTTGATTTTATGCCATTCCAAATGCTGCTGAAGAAACTCGCAATTGAGCTGAAAATGGTAGATACTGCATCCTTCAGCATATTGAAATAAGTCCGTCCAAAATCGACAATGCCGGAAACAACAGAATTGAATATATCTTTAATGGCATTCCATACCGTTGATGTTAGAGACTTGATGGTATCCCAAACAATTCCTATAATGTCACCAATTGAGTTAAATTTACCAGAAGCTAGTGTCTGGATCATCCCCCACACTGTGGAAAGCATGGTGGAAATCGTATTCCAGACCGTGGTTGTGACTGATTTTATCGTGTTCCATATTACAGAAAATAAGCTGGATAAACGATTAAAAATCGGCTGAGCAAAAGCGACAATATTATTCCAAGCTGTCATCAGCATGTTGGAAATAAAATCCCAAGCTGTCTGCGCCGCCGATGATACCCCCGTCCAAATATTTGATAAGAAATTAGCGATTGAGTTAAAGACTGAGGTTGCTGTGTTTGAAATCCAATTCCAAACTGTACCGAGTTTATCGGATATAAAGTCCCATGCAACGGACGTTGCAGTGCTTATGACAGTCCAAACAGTACTGATAAATGTGGATATTTGATTAAACACCGGCATGACTAACTTAAGCAGAGCGTTCCAAGCCTGCGTTAAAATCGTAGTAACCACATTCCACCCCGCCTGCGCCATTGTGGAAATGACTGTCCAAACGTTGCCAATGAAGTTAGCGATTCTGTTAAATATTGGCGTTGCTATACCTAATATCCCTTGCCAAGCAGCAGATAAGAATTCTGTAATATAATTCCAGGTAGCAACCGCTGCCTCTGAAACTTTCGTCCACACGTTAGATAAGAAACTGGTAATATGCCCAAAAACGGATACGGCTGTGTCTCTAATCGTATTCCATATGCCGATGACTGCGTTTTTGAAGGTTTCATTGGTATTCCAAAGATAAATAAATACACCGGCTAAAGCGGTGATGCCAGTAATAATTAAACCGACTGGATTCAACAGCATACCGAATACTCCAGCTACTTTAGCGATGGCACCGCCAACCGCTAAGCCAACCTTCACAAAACCACCGAATGCAGTGACTACTTGCGCTATCGGTCCGATGATTGATCCAAGAACCATTAATAGAGGGCCAATTGCCGCTACTATAGCACCAATCGCTACAGTCAGCATTTGTGCAGGCCCGCTCAGATTACTAAACCAATTTCCTAGGCTTTCGACACCTGAGATCAAGTCCATAATCACTGGTTCAAAGTCTTCAGCGATCTGCATAAATACTTCGCCAAGCGGCGCAACTGCCGTCTGTATACGGTTTTTCATTTCCGTAAACCGGTCCCCCACCGTCTTAGTCTCCTCGGATAAACCGGCTACAGTGCCCTCTGAACCTTCCAAAGCTGTACCGAGTTCCTCGAGCGATGGGATCGTGCCATTTCTAACCGCTGTGGTCAGGCGTTGTGCCCCTTCAGCGCCAAACTGTTCAGTAGCAATGCCAAGCGCTTCTGTTTCAGTTTCGGCATCCTGCATCTTACTGATCGTTTTATCAAATTCTTCGCGGCTGTTCTTTCCTTCATCGGCCCAATTTCTAAATGCCATGTTCAAGCCAGGCATAATCCGGGAGACGTTGATGCCGCCTTTTTCCATGCGTCCAAACAGGTCAGCCGCCTCATTCATTTCAAATCCGGCATTACTGAGGACCGGACCGTATTCGGACAAGTTAGAGGTTAACTCACCCAGACCAATACCATAGTCCTGTGTCGCCTTAAACAGGCTATCCATTTGGGCTTCGCCTTGTTCAGCGGGGACACCCCATTGTTGCAAGGCTTTACCGAAGGCTTGAGCGTTGGCTGAGCCATCTTCTCCCATCATGCGGGAGGCTTCCAACACACTAGTGGTTAAGCCCTCCAATACGTCGCCGGTTGCGCCCGTGGAGGTGTTGAGCGTCGCTAATGCATCAGATGCCGTCTGACTGTCTGTAGGGATGGATGTAAAGACGTTCTCGAAGTTCTGTTTCAGTCCCTCTAAATCCTTACCTGTGGCACCTGTACCGACCTGTATTGTGTTATATGCTTTGTCAAAGTCGTTAGCGGCAGCAAAGGCGGCTGTACCAAGTCCAAGAATTGGGGCAGTCACTGCCGCAGTCATACCTTTACCGGCTTTACTGAGACCACTGCCAATCTTATCCATTTTACCTTGCATATTATTCATTTTCTTTTCAAAATCTTTAATGTTCGCGCCGATTCGGACGGTTAATTGTGCTGTATCTGCCATTTCTTCACCTCCTTCATTTCAAATAAAAAAGCACGAGCTAAATGCCCATGCTGCGTTTCATTTCGTCGATGTCTTCTTTTGTCGTAACCACTTTTTCTTCTTTTTCTTGTTCCTGCGCTTCTGGACTCTTACCAATCATTTTTTCAATAGACGGTATCTGCTTACTCTTACGATGAGATGACATCTCCCACTGTGCGTGTTGCGCAAGCTTCGCCCGGTCTTGATAATCATTCCAAATGTAGGCATCCATCATTACATTAAACTCAGCGAGAGTGAGTTCCCAAAATTCCGCGGGTTTGATATTCCCAATCGCTACCGCGTACTTCATGAGGTCTTTATACTCCCACTGTTTTACGCGTTTTTTCCTTCACCTTCATCAGGCGCTTCGTCTTCCTCTTCGCCCTCTTTCGGAATGATGCCGCCGTTCTGGAGCGCTTCTTCAATGGGCGGCATAAGGTCCTGCAGGTCTGTACCTTGTTCCATCTCAGCGGAAAGCAACTGCCCGGTACGTGACAGCGTCAAACCCTTCTCTTTCCACTTAAGACCGGCCCAATATAGCGCACGGATAGACCTAAAGCCCATCTGTCCTTCCTGAAATGCCGCGCCGATACCGAGGCCAATAACCTCTTCAAAATCTGACATTGCGTTGAAATCAAACTTAAGCAGTCTTTCTTGTCCGTCTAACTCTACTCTCACTGGTTTCATGTATATGATTCCTCCTATTATTTAATAAAACGTAAAAAAAGCAGCAGTGTTAATTACTGCTGCCTATCATTAATGTGTCGCCGATTTCCGCCGCCCCTATCTCTAGGGGGTCGTTAGGGTGTCGTCTCGCCGCCTGTGTCTTCTTGACGCTCATACTTGCCTTGCCCAGTAAACGTCATAGAGTATGTCAAAACATCATCCATTGGTGCTTCGATGGGATAAGTGGTTAGAATTGCATCGCCTGTATAGGTATCTACACCCGGAATGGTGAAGTCAACTACCAGCGCTTCTTTATTTTCGAACTTGTCATTAAGAATCCTCAATGAAGAGTCATCTTCAAGGACCACACCGTCTGTTTCAATGGACCATGAACCCTGTCCGGCCAAGCTGTACGCCCATCCGGCAAGCTGCTTGTGTGTCGCATCTATCGTTTCCATCTCGCGGTTAAGCGTCGCTGAACGCTGACCGCCAATCACCTGTTTTTCGCCGTCGCTTGTTTCAACTGAAATTAGTACGTTTACGCCTGTTTGTGGCATATTTATACACTCCTTAATTTAATATTGGTTTCCAGAACACCATGCATCAGCGCGGTATTCGTGGAATTGTCTTGGATAAACTGTGTGGTGATTTCTTCACCTTTAACGCCAAATTCTGACAGCACCATGCTCTCCACATCTGCCATCATCTTTGTAATTCTCCCCCGCTCTCGCCAATTGTCATGCCAGAAATGGATGGTCACTTGCGTATTCTTGCCAAGCGCCTCCTTGTGAAAGCGATCGTTCTGTGACATCTGACTACCAAGCATTAAAAATGGATACTCTGTGCCGGACGGCGGGATGTAGTCGTAAACATTCTCCTCGCCGTATAAATCAGCACAAAGCATCCGTAATTTTGTAAACACTTCTTGTTCGGGTGACATTCAATCACCTACTTTATTAAATTTCTTAAATCGTTGATAAACATTGGATAAATTTCATCGCGCGCAGGCCTCATGAATGGTTGTTCAGGCGCGAATCGAGTGCCGTATTCTACATAAGGGGCGTATTCTGAGCCGACGACCACACTGCCCGTAAGCCGTCCTGGCCACAGGTCGACAGTGATCGAACGTTTCATTGCCCCGGTATCAACAGCTGCTTCTCTCTGCGCCTTTGTTTGACCATCCGACGCGCGTTTCTTAATCGCCTTGTTTATCTCGTCTCTGCCCACACGGTTACTTATACTTTTAACCAGTGCATCCGCACCTTGTAATTTTATTTCAGACATCAGACACCACTCACTTCAAATACCGTCTTATGCCGATAGATTCGCCGCAGATCCGATTGGTATTTATCCCCATTGATAATAATGTGGTCGAATGGACCGTCCATCACTTCATTCAGGCGGACCGTCTTGGACCGTTGGCGGATGCCGGCATATAGGACGTTCATACGCTGTAGTCCGGTGTCTGTGACGTTGGCATACTTATCAATGTACTGATCATCAGATGTTTCATAATTCCCAGTATCAGGATTGTATTTTTCTTTACCGATTACTACAAATGTCACTTTATCTGCAGTCCTCATATAAATCGAACAACCCCTTTCTTGGGCGCATCCTCCAGATGTCGATTGATATAATCCACAATGATACTTTCGTAACTCTGGAAGTCATCATCACCGTACGTCACAGAGTGCCCGTCCATGGATTCGGACTCCATACCCTCTGATCCAATCCGGTTGAAGCGCATGATTGTCAATTCATCAACAATATACGTTAATTCATCCGGCACCTCGGTTGTATCGGATAACGATTGTCTTAACCGGTTCAGCAAGCGTTCTTCTGTCCGGTCATAAATCGTTCTCACCCTTTCATCATCTGTGCCAAGTAGCGTGTGTACATATTCGATTGACATGCTAATCACCTACGCTTCTGGATTTTCTAACGCATCCACACGAGCGACAAGGTCATTCCATTGTTGTTCAGTCGGAAAACCGTCTGCACCGTCAGTGCCGGCTGGGCCTTGCTCACCCTGCGGGCCCTGATTGCCATCAGTACCGGCCGGACCTTGTTCGCCAGTATCACCTTTAGGCCCCTTTTCGCCTTGTGGCCCTTGTTCTCCAGTGTCACCTTTAGCGCCTTTTGTGCCCGCCACATCGATCAGGTTGTGAAAATCTTTTTGATTAGGCACTGCGCCGGTTACAAACGTTTGTTTCAACTCATCTTTAGTCGCCATTAATTATCCTCCTATTTTTAAAGTGTCTCCCAAGATTCCCGCGCCAATTGCGGGGGTACTAGGGTGTCTCTTCGCCGCCACCGTTAAACTTAACTACTTTCTGCTCATCGTAAAGGTACGGTGCATAGTGGTGGTCAGCAGTAACTACTGTAGTCCTGCGGACAATATCGCGATCCGTTTCAACCTGTACAGAGCGTTTAGTTACATATTTCAGCGCGCCTGCCTTCACGAGGTATGCCTCACCAGGTTCCAACTTACGGGAACGCACGATTTGAACACCGAGGATATCGCCATAAACGCCATTTAACATGCGTTCAGCACCAAGCTCTGACCCTTGAATAAAGTTGCCTGCCGCGTCGATTCTCAATTTACCTGCGTCAGAGTTTTCCATGACAAGCACAACAGGCTCATCATCTTCATTTTCAAAGACGTCCAGACCGTTCTGTAGGCCTTGAAGTGTCGTGACATCTTCACCCGTTGTTTGTACCGCTGAGCTTAGGACTTGAATGAAATCATCATCGACCTTCTGTGCAATAGACTGTTGAATCTGTCTCGTCGCTTCACCGAGCGGGTCGCCATATCCTGAAAGAATAGACTCATCAGTAATTTCCACACCGTTACCAGCTTTAGCAATTGTGACTTCCTTAGATTCAGTGCCCAACTTATTCAGTGGAATTGATTCACCTTCCTCCACTTGGGACGCATCACCGATATACGTAAATGCTGGCATCTTAAGTGTGCTTCCGGGTTGTCCTTGAAGTGTATTGTCTGTTTGAGCCAATGGTGTAAATCTTATCTTCTTATCAAATTCGTATGCGATCATATCCGCGAGTACTTCGGGATCGATCATATTATTTAGAGTTGTATCTGCCATATTAATTACCTGCCTTTATTAATTGATTGTATTTATCTGGTTCATTTTGTTTGAGCTGAACCTTCTCTGAATAGCTCATATTGCTAAATTCTTCCTGTGACATAGACTTCTCAGATTTATTATTCACCTTCGGGCTCTTGCCACTGAGCGCCTTCTTGACGCCTTCTTCAACTTTGCTGTTTAACAACTCGACAAACGCATTCACAGACTCCTGTGTGGACTCTGCATCATCTTTAACGACGAAGGAAAGGGTTTCCTCATCAGCGTTGATATCATGCTCAGAAAGCATCTTTGAAGCTTCACGGGACAACTGGTAATACTGGTCTTTCTTCTTGTATTCTTCCAGTTGCTTTTCGAGCTGTTCGCGCTCATGCTCTTTCTTCTCTTCCTCATTCATCTGAGCAAGGCGCTTCGCTTCCTCAACTGCTTCCTCTTTTTCTTTGTCCTTCGCTTCCAGATCCTTCTGCCATTTTGCAAACTTCTTGTTAATGATGTCATTCACTTCATCGTCGTCATATTTCTTCTCAGTCTGTTCAGTTTCTTCAGTAACTTCAGTTTCTGTATTTTCTTCTTCAGTCACTTCTGTATCTTTTTCTTCTTCAGCCATATTTATTAACTCCTTCCATATCTTTTATAGCGAATAAATGCTTGCGCTTAATGTCCATAGAGTTTAAAGACGTGCAATGCTTGGTCATAAAAGACAATAAAAAAAGCGCAGTGTAGCGCCATCAAGATACCGCCATTTTCTTACGAGCCATGGCGATCACCTCCCCAGATGTCTAACTGGGATTTCAAATTCAATGCCTCATCTTCTAATTCCTCGCGGCTCAACTCTCTAATGTAATCCTCGTAATCCGCCTCGACTGTGTAAACTTCTGCATACATCTCATACGTGCCTTGATACGCTCCCAAGTCCATCACAGACACCTCCGATTATTTACGCTTACGCGGTCCACTGCGGCCTTGTTTACGTGCGTCCTTTTTAGGACCGGGTTTCTGCTTAGCCATGGAATCACCTCCCTTAATCCACATAGCTGGATATGGCGCAGCGGCAGTGCGGATGTGCAGGAACGGTTGTTGTAAATGATTCAACCATGAATGTCTGCCCGTCTAATTCAGCGCAGATGGGGCAGGCATCCGGTTCCGCGATCCATATATATTTATCTATGCCTGCATCCTTCATTGATTCCCTGGCTGCAATCGTCTGTGCCCGGGCGGTCTCAGTCACTGCAATTCTATCCGCCGCTCGTTTTTTCTTACCATACTCACTGCGCACATTACGCTTAATCTCAGCGGCCGCCTTCCGTGGGTTTTCTCCTCGAATTAGCGCTCGGTTAATTGCATTGTTGATATCTTTCCTTAACTCATCCTGATTGGCCCATATGCGATCACTGAATGTCGCACCGGACACATCAGACAGCGCGGCCGCTTTTGCCATCTGCTTCATTTTAGATTGTGACGGAGCGGACATGCCCAGTATGCCGGCTTGACGTTTATACTCATTAATGGCCTCATCGCTAATATGTGCGCCTGTCATGCGCTCTTCTTGTAAAGCAAGGTCGATAGTCTCAAGGTTAATCCGGGCGTTCAGAAGCTCTTCTCTGTTCGTTCTCATCGTTACATTGTAGCGTCTGAGTTCACGGTTCGCCTTAGGTGTAAAGTCCCTATCCTCAACCATCCGTTCAGCCGTGGACTGGAAAGCTTCCACATCCGTCTTGCTGATAATCTTCTTAGCCTCTGCCTTACTCACCCCTTCAGAGGTCGCCAGTAAAGCAATGTCTGCATCAATATGACGCTGTATATTATCGCTGCTATTACGATAAATGCCGGCTATCTTCCGCTTAAACTTCCGGTCATTCTTCATCTCCTCTTCGATATGCTTGAGCTCCTGTTTCCGTATTTCTGAATAGCTTGGCATTAGTCATCACCCTCTTAACGCATAATAAAAAAGCACTGGATTTATACCAATGCTTTAATATATTCTTTGAATTGTTCTTTTGTATTATCTTTGTTTCCATACTTATTATGAAAATCATCATGACAACTTTTGCAAAGTGTAACTCCATTGCCTACATCAAATCTGCCTTTTTCAGACCAATTCCAACCATCCATATGATGTGCGTTAAGAACTATCCTTTTACCGTTTCCATTTTTATCGCCGCAAACTTGGCAAGTGTAGTTATCTCGCTTGTATACCGAGTTCCGCCAACTTTCAGCTGTCCCTCCACTTAATATATACCTATGTTTTAAGCGTTCTTCATCAGTGAGATGAGGATTAAAGTTATAATGATTCTCCCCCGTCAACCTCTCCCTTGCTCCCTCTCGTTGAATACATCCGCATGATCGAGTTCCACCTGTCGTTAAGTAAGTGGTTATAGTGTTGACTTTGCCGCCACAATCACACCCACATTCCCACAGCGCCCCTTGCCTTCCATTCTTGCCCGTTTTAGTTCCAATTCTTTTTAAAACGATAAGTTTGCCAAATCTTTTACCCGTTAAATCCTTGCCCGTGTTGTTGCTGGCCTTCTCTTTCTGTAGGCATCCACAAGATTTAGTAAGACCTCTGCGCAACAATGTCGTTATTACTTTTACTTTATTGCCACATTCACATTTGCACAACCACATCACTTGATTATGTTTATTCCTACCTGCATCTTTCATTACAGTAAGACGGTTGAAAACACCGCCCGTTAAATCTATTTTAGCTGTCATATCCTCACTCCTCGATTATATTATATCAAGTTGATATCAGCTTTACAATAGGTATACATGAATATATAATAAATTTGAGGTGATAAACAATGGGTGAAATATCAAAAGATAAAGTGAGATACGCTTTAACTTTATCACGTTCTGATAAAACAAAACTTGAACATTGCGCAAAGGATCAAAATCGAAGCCTTAACAACTTAATAGAAACAGTTCTTAAGGATTATCTTCAGGAGGAATATCCTCAGATGGATCGGGATTAACTTCCTGTTCCATTTCATAATCATATTCCGGTAATTTGTTTTCTTCTTCAATTTTATCTATCTCTTTTTGAGTATCCTCGATGATTGAAAGTACACTTAACTGACTTTCCTTACTAACAATTCCTTCAAGCGATTTAGCAACTTCAGCCTCTTCATTTATATTTCTTGGTAAATTACGCGTAAATGTGTATTCAATACCTATCCATTCATCCGATTGTGAGATTGGAACGTTTGTAGGTAAGGCTGTAAAACACTTAAATAGCGAATTAAGCCCGCGCCTAAATTTGCGTTCCTTTGTACCTGCAAGGTTCTGCATAGGCAAAGTCATCTTATCTAATGCTACGCCAGATGATTGAGTGTAAGACTCACCAGATGGATTAAAGCCAATCGTTAGTTTAAATATTTTATCTTCAAGTATATTCAGCAGCTTTTCTTGAGATGCGCTGCCGTCAGGTTTATTAAGAAATTCTACGACTATCTTGCTTGCATCATCCGTACCAAACAAATTGATGATACGGTTGTCTCGTATTTTGTGTGTCCCCTCTTCATCTAACTCAGCGCCTAATATTGCTAGATAAGCATCAGCAAAGTAATCTACATCATTTCCGAGCTCACTTAATGCTTTGTTATATGCGTTTATCATTGATTCAGCAGGCTTTATTAATGATTGCCTTTCATCATTTTCAACAAATGGAATGATGGGAACAATTGGATAATAATGCCTTTGTCGTTCTTCCCAATTTTCACCGAATCCTATAATCTCATCTTGAGTGAACAGCGTTCCGACCAGCCTGTTCTCATTGTTGTATTTATACCTGACACCATACTTCACATTGTTTTCTATCGTGTCATCATAAATAACAAACATGTCAAACGGATCATTATGAATGACTCTTGTTTGTGATTTCTCATCCTGCCATACATATAAATAACCGACACCATACAATGATGTTATTTTACTCAACTCTGAAAACACGTCACCAAAGTCGTTGATTATCCAGAAATTATTTATTGCTTCGTCTACCGTCTCATTCTCATGTGTAACTTTTGGCGCAACACCACTGTAAAACCCGTTGAACGTATCAATAAGCTTCTTCCCAAAGTTAGAAACAATCCTGTTATCTGGCTTGTACCTTTCCTTTGATGGCATCCTTAGTATCGGCGGCTCTGATTTATATTGATTCCTTAATTGTTTATATCTATAGACTTCTGATTGATGGGCGTTGATGTACTCTCTGAGCTCATTGAATGTAATTTCATCACCATCATGTATAAACATTGTTTCTTCGTCATTGGTAAGCATTATAACCCTCCTCATAAACCGTGTTGGAATAATTTAAGCTGTGTTTTCTTTGACGTCTCCCTGAGCAGGCTCGCAAGACTGTCCGGTGCGTCATCATGTTCAGCATTTTCTGTGTAGTCCAGTATCTGATTGATATATTCTCTATTTGTGTCATTAATAAATATAATGCGGTCCCAGTTCTCCCTGAGATAAGTCGATATCTTAATGTATTTATTCATTTTCTCGTGGTAAGTCTTTGCCGGACGTTTGATCTTCTTGCTGAGATACCCTTTGTCCGCGTTGGTCTCAGTGAAGAGTGTACCGGCTCTGTATTGCATCCGCTTGTGTTCGAAGATATCCAGTACATCATCAATGTGACTGCTTCTCAGGTCTCCATAAACGTATATGTGCCCGTCGTCATGTTCTTTGAGGACGGTGAACGCTGTTCCATCCTCGCCGCCGTATGAAGCGTCTATGTGTGCTGCACCGTCATATATCTTATCCGTGTTCGTACCATCATCAATAATCGGTGAGGTAAACATAGAATCCACATCAGCAATGTGCTTAAGCTCATAGTTTGCCGCGAACAAGGACGGGCTCATTGAACCGCGTATTTGTTGCAATTCATCATCTGTGATCAATCCGGTCGAATAGCAGTCATACTGTTGGACATTAGGCATCAATGTAAATGCATCTTCCTTGTGCCACGGTGTCCCTGTGTTAATAAAGCGTCCGCCTCTGTTCTTGATATTCTGCAATTCTTGATATGTGTACTTGGTCCGCTCCCTATGTGCCTTACTAATCCGGTCATCTATATTGATGATGTCATCTGTGATTACAATGTCTGCGTGCTTACCCGTGAGTGATGCCTTAGAGCCCACACCAATCAGTTGTGCCGTCCCTCGTGATGTTGCTTTGAGATTCGTATCTATCTCATACGCTGATTCCTTCTCCAAAATAACCGGTTGGTTATAAAGAACCAGCGATAACGATTGGTATATCTCTGATTGCAATAACTTAGCCGTTTGTGTGAGTATCTCTTTGACATCATCGTCTGCCTTACGTAAAAAGATGATATTTTCTTTCGGATAAATAACAGTCATCAACGCCATTGCTATAGACAAGCAGGTAGTCTTGTATGATCCACGGTGGGCCTGCAGAGTTAAATCATCTCTAGACAATAAAAAAGACTTGATCCACTCATTATGAATGGGTTTCAAGTCCTCGAATCCTGATTCTATACCAAACGCAATCGGTTGTTCTTTGACAAGGTCGAGCCACTGCCGTTCTTGGCTAGCGATCATCCTTATCACCTCGTAGGTACTTATTAATAACATCCGACTTAACATTCATATCCAATTGACCATTAAGTTCTGTCTCCTGTTTATCTATCGGTTTGAAGCCTGCACGGTCCATGAAATCTTTGGCGGCGGACAAACGGACATGCTCAGGTGCTTCATCGTTTTCCATTATGTTGAACATAATTTTCCGTGCTTCCACTGCATCTCTTGAAAATTGTTGACGTAATGAAGCCTCTGATTCCTCTTTGAATTCCTTTACTAACTCTTGTATCTCCACATTCTTTAACAGCCGTGAGCCCTGTGAGTGCGCCGTTTTTTTAGAATATCCAGCCGCCGCTGCCGCCTTTGTTCTATTGCCGCTCTGCCAATACTCCCAAGCAAATTTTTTCTGTCTATCTGTCAAATTATCCATTTGTCCACCACCCTTCCTATATAATTAAAAACAGGCATCGACTCCGACCTCAATAATAATTATGTGCCTGTCGATACCTCTGTTTAAGTAATAGAAAGACACCCACATGAGTGAGTGCCTGAAATATAAATAGGGGTTACTATTTATGGATTCTATTCGATAATACAATTATATCCCCTAAAAACCGTGACGTGCCAACATTGGCATGTCTTTTTTTACATCAATGTATACCCGGTATAATCCGCTAACCGTTTTAGCATCGACTCCCGCATATTCAAAGTCTTTGTCCTTCCGACAGTAACATCTGGCTTCTCAATCCGCTGCGCCTCACTCTCAATCACTGCCGCAATATCATCCCACTCAGTGATAATGGGGTTTGCCTTGCGATACCTGTACTCATATATAATATGCTCATACTCAGAGAGCGACTGTATAAACTTAGGCGTATTGCATACAATACTGTACAGCGTCTGATACTGTAAGTCTTTTTCCCACTTGATGACCTTTTGCTCAACCGTCGATGTATTACTCCCCGCCTTAATTGTCCGCGGGTCCTGCTGGTCACTATTATTCTTGTGGTCCGGTATATTTTCGGACTGTGTGTACTCCAGTTCCATTTCCCGGAAGCGTAAGAGTTTCTTGTATTTTTCATGATTAATCAGCATGTCTTCCAACTTCTCTATATCCGCTTTATGCATTGAGTTACCTCCGTAAAATATTATTTAATTTGTCATATGCATTACTGCACCAATTGACGAAAGGATTCCAAATATATTCTCCGAAAGTTTGCGGTAAATATTTGACCATTAGCAAACCTCCGATTACACCGATTATAATTACTAATAAAGTTGTCATATTGAGTTACCTCCCTAAGTCCCGTATGATTTTCTTATGTTCAGCAATCAATTTATCACTTTCTTTATTTATCAATTCCTTATTCAATTGAGAGAAGGTATCGAGCGTTACTTCTATGAGATGTTTTCTTTCTATAGATGTATAGTGTTCAAAGAGTCTATCCATATCTATAATGTCCACAGTTGATTTTAGCTGTTCTTTGAGCAATTGTTTTTCGTTCATGTTATTTACCTCCCCAGTTAATTATAAATCCGCCTGCTTGACGAATACGCCATTACGCATAGATCCAGTCCTGCCTTTAATCTCGTCATAAGCCATCTGCAGGCACTCCTCTAACGTCATGCCATTCTGTTGCGCTAATATGATTAGAGTGACGACAACGTCTCCTATGCCGTCCCTTAGCATATCTTCGTTAGAGCGCGCAAGAGCAGCGGCAACTTCCCCAACTTCCTCGACTACTTTTGTAAACTGTTTACTTGAATCTGCTTCATGTAAATTCTTATCTTTCGACCATTGTTCTACCTGTTTAATTAGCTCATCCATTTTAAATCTACCGCCCTCTCTCATTATTAGGTTCTATGACTTCATGAACCGTTGAAACAATCACAGAATAGATTAATTTAACCCCCGCATTATCAATCAATTCCATGAAGTCATCATGATTAATGACCATTCTTATATATTTAATCTTTTTTTCTCTTTCCTCATCCGTCATACCTACACCCCAAATATCCATAATATTGCTCTAGTAGCCAGTGCGACAATGACAAGCATAATTGATGTGGCAATCACATAAGCCATTAGATTTGTAAATTTATTATTCATAATATTCCTCCTATTAAAATGGCACCCGTTGCGCCTTTACAATCTCGAGCGCATCTTTCTCCGAAAATCCGCTTTTGACCAATTGGTTATAATGCTCTCTTTGGTACTGCGCTTTCTTGGGTAGTAGTTCCAAAAGACTCGGAAAGTAGTAATCTAATTTATCTATCGACTCATAAAAGTTTTTGGCTTCTTCATTACTCATGGTTATTTATCCTCCTATTTCCGATACTTAAATATATTTTTGATTTCGTCTGCGCACAGCAATATTACAAGTATTGATGCAGCAATGAGTAAACAGACAGCAATGTACGATAGTATGATTAAGCCAGTCATAAACGGTCACCTTCTTCCAAGTCAAACACTTTTTTTAGTGATAAAGTACGCACTCTTTCTATCTCGTCTGCAAATTGATTTGATGCTTCATCATTTTCCTTAAAACCTTTCCACTTATAATCATCGAATAATTGCATTAATAAATCGTCTGCTAAATTAAACGCTTCGGCTTTCTTATACGCTTCATCCAATTCTTGTTGAATAGGATTGTCAAATTGACGTTCAGGAGATAAATAAACCCTTATAGCTTCTTCTAAATCTTCTTTATATCTATAACTCATTCCACTTCCTCCTTCAATAGTTCTTCTTCTACGTATTTGTCACCGCATAGCGCGCAGGTAAAGAAATAATAAATCCCGTTTATATCTTTTGAAATAGTGACGTCAACACAAGCGCCGCAAATTTCGCACATACGACCAATCTTTCCCTCGTTTACAGGCGCCTCATACGTATTCTCACGGGGATTGACGTCCACCAATACGATATTCTCTCCTGTTGCCTTCGATTGGTACCTCTCGTAAGGTTCGTCGTCATACGTGTAAGATACTTCTCTTATTTCTCCTGTGCCGAACATGCCGAGATCGATAATGTTGACCCATTCATATCTGTCCAGGCAATAAGCTTGGAATTTATAAGTCATTCGCTCACTCCCTATATAATATTTTGCTGCTCTCCCAATCATCATCAGTGCTAATAATTATACGTTCACCATTCTCATGAATGAATTTCACCTGTCTTTCAGGGTTCTCCCTATCGATCCCGTGTATGCCTTCAGCGTTCTCAGTCCTCGGCCTGCTGTCCCAATTCTGATCAGATCTGAAGTTATTCGCTCGGCTCGCTCTATTCAAAGCAGCCGTCAAATCTCTTTTCTCAGACTCCAGTTGTTCGATCTGCTCACTCCTTTTTAAGTCTCGAAATATATGACGGCGTTGCAATTTTCGTAACATAAAATACTTCTTCGCAATCCTCGATTTCACAAATCATCGGGACGGTTTCGCCGTAATCTGCGTTTCTCAGTTGAACTAACCCCTCAAAATCAAATTGCGTTCTATGGCAATGCGGACACTTCGGGATACCATTTTCAATCATTCCTGCCCACTCTCCTCCGCTCTAAATCCGCCATCCCAATTCTGGTCGGGACGAAAATTATATTGTTGCCTATAGAGTTTCAACTCATCTTCCAGATTCTCAATCACCTGACTGGCCTGATTCAGCGCCTCTGTTTTCTTCAGACTCTCGTCCCTGAGTTTACTGATAGTGTCTGCCTGACGGTCTATCCTGTCCACACAGTTGCCGTTACATTTAGTTTTGTAGATCATTTATAATCAGCTCCTTAATTCACTGTTGAATACATCTCATCAGCATTCATGGATAATACAAAAGAATCTTTCATCGTCCATTCGTCATAAATTGTTACCGATACCGAATGCACATCTAATGACTGCCATATTGCTTTCTTTCGCTTCCACATGATGCGTTTGATTCGCTGAATCGTATCGTCTACCTGGTTTTGATTAAATGCATCGTCGTATGGTTCGACTGTAATATATGCTGTGTGATTTTCAATCTTATCCACATGGAGTGATTTGAGTATGCAGTTGCCTTTGCACTTACAATTCAAAATACCGTGCAATGTATCTTGTAAATAGCCGTTCATCCATTCACCTGCTCCCATAAATAGTCGGTAAACTCATTGTGCATCCCCTGCAGCGTCTGAATGTCATACATCCGCTTGAATGTTTCCACATGACCACCGATCCAGACAATGAACTCATACATATTAACTTCGGTGTGATCTACTGCATTTTTGTAATCCAGGAACGCCTGGAACCGGGATTGGTAGTCAAAAAGTGATAACTGCTCCATTTAAAACAACTCCATCTGCCCAAGCTCTGAATCATCAATCAGGCCTAATCTGGCCTTATATCCGTCGAATTCCGTAAAATCCAACGTCACATCCGCATAATGGATTAAATTTTTATAGTAAGTAACTGCCACCGTGCCATTGCGCTTGATAAAGTCCGCCTCGCCCACACAATTGCGTCGATGGTCATATAAATATTTCTTCATTCGCCTATCTCCCTTTCTGTGAGAAAATTAAATTCCTTAAGATATTCCGGGAATGCATCCGGGCTGAGTATTATATCCGTCTGATACGTCTTATCGTTGAATCTCAGGCCATACTCATTCTCATTCTTCATGAAATGTATGGTGCCGATGCAGTCGCCCGTTGCGTCATAAATGTTTTTAGTTTTCATTCGTCCACACCGCCTAACAGATGACTGTGCTGATGGATGTTGCCTAAACGTTCAATGTTTATTGACGGTCTTTCATAAACTGCTAAAGGAATGAATCCATGCTCTTTATCCCTGATTCCGAAAGCACCTTTATGATAAGTTACAATGTGCTGCACTGGTTTTGGGATATAATCGAGGTTGAGAATGATATCCCCTTCGTAAATCTCCACACCGTTTTTATCTTTAAGTCCGGTGTACTGCATGATTTCATAATCATTTGATTCAAGACCGTTAACTAATCCATTTTTAAATACCAGCATCGGCCAATCGTGCGATACTCCCAGTGAAACGACTTCAAGCATTTCTTTGTTTTCGTTGTCATATACTCTGAATTTAATCTCCCTCATTCACATACACTCCTTACCACTTTTTAAAGTAACTTTTATACAAATCCGCCACATATTCACTCGGCTGCCATTTAACTGTATCCTTACTCACTCTGTAAACCTTCTCATCCGCTTTGTGTGCTTCATAATAACTATTCTGGGGTTTAGGTGCGTGATTGAAATTAAGTAGCTTAGAATTCATTTAAACACCCTCTCATTTTATTCATACGAATCATCCACCCGCTCCAGTTTACTCCGCCCACGATCTGCCGCCGGATAGGTGTACCAAATCGCCGTACTGTACTTGAGCCCTGTTTGAGCCACAATCTCATCAATGGTGCCAAACATTACTAGCGCGTCTCCTCTGTAGTACGCAAACTCTGCCTCGATCACCTCGCCCGTAAATTCGATCGCCTGGCGGGACTCCCGGCCGTGTTTGGTGTTCGAAGCCAACACCCGCGCGCTTTTTGGGGTGATCCCCATATGTTCCGCGATCTCGTCGATGGTGCCGCGCATGATAAATGCGTCGTCATAGTAGTATTCATAGATTTTTCTCCGTAGGCTGCTGTCTCTAGCCACTTACTTAACCTCCTCAATATTGATTTGGTATTCCTTCGCTCTGCGCAGTAGCAGGTCATTGAGCTTGATGTTAAATCGCTTAAACCTTCGGATCATCCACACCGTTTCGTCCCGGGTAAAATACTGTGCTTCCGGCGGCGCTTTCGGCGGTGTCGGCCGGACTTTGGGTGTAGTAATCGCCTCGTATTTCGTCATCCCGCGCCTCAACCGCTGATACATTGCGTCGATGCTGATACCGTGCTTTTTCGCTTCCGCTTTATCCTGAGCGGTCAGTAGCGGGTTGCAGGCGGCCACTGAGGGGTGGAAGCCTTGTTCAATTCGTTTTTCGTAAAGATTCATTCTGATTCTCCTTCCAAAGACTCTATTTTTAGATGCACATAATCCTTTTCGCCGTATAATTTTCTAGCCTGTATTTCTGATATTTGAAGATCATCGCCATAGCATATTTTATTGCACCCATCGGTTATCGACTTCACAAGATTGTCGATGTCACCTTTTGATCTCGGTCTCAAACGTCCATCACTGTCTGTGATAGCTTTAATTTGTTTTTTGGTATATGACTTAGGGATTTGGTAATAAAAGTCCACAGACACCCTTAATTGCTCTTGTAATGGCTCTAAACGGTTTCTAGCCATATATGAGCGCGCTGTCCACTTAACAATTGACTTATAATCCATGTAGCGCTGCGCATTCTTTTTTACAAATTTTCCGCGTTGTGTCATCCGCTGCGCCGGCACAGGCTTACCATCAATTTCAAACTCTATAATTCCGATAACCTCCATTCTTCCATCGTATTTTCCAGTTTGTGATAAATGTCTTCTTTGTAATTCAGCCGCGGCAGATGATTCTGCTTGCGGTAGTACTCGGCCACCCGGTAGAGGGCCGCAGGGGTGTAAATGTCTCTGTACGTCTCATAAAAGGTCTGCACATCCGCTGATAAATTCAAATCCTCTTTACCGACCAGGTAATAAATCACATTTTCATAAATCGTATTCATGCGTATCAGTGATTCGCCGTATCTTTCTTTCTCCGCCATCTGATTGCTTGTTTTCATTGCGTTTAAAAACTCAAATATTGTCATCAATAAATCCTCTGAATGTTTTTATAAAAATCAAGCGTCGCTGTGCCAATCTCGCCATCTTTATTTTTGGTAACGATCACTTCCAATGGACTAGGGGCGCCGGGTTTATATTCTTCCGGCGGATTGTAATAATCATCTCGGTAGAGCATCGTAATCATACTTGCGTCTTGCTCTAACTGCCCAGACTCCCTGAGGTCACTCATCATTGGGCGTTTATCATTCCTGGATTCTACACCCCGGTTCAGCTGAGCAATCGGGATTAACGTGATGTGCGGGAATTCCTGAGTGATGATTTTCAATTCCCTGGATATATGAGACGTTTCCTCATACTTACTCTTGTGTTGGATATCGGACTTCATCAACTGCATATAGTCAATGATGATGAAGCAGTGTTTGTCTTCCGGCATATTGTGCGCCGCCCGTCGGATCATGTTCGGTGTGACTTCAGACTGCTCGACAATGTTTAAATTTTTGTTAAACAAAATGTGAATCGCATCCATCACCTTATCGACCTCGTCGCTACTCATCAGGCGCTTCGGCTCCTTAAATTTGTATAATCCTACTCTGGATAAAGCGGACAACGCCCGCTGTGTAATATTCTTGACTGAGGATTCAATTGAGTAAAAGAGGACCTCTGCGCCGTTATTTGCCAGGTTCTGCCCTAATTCAAGGGCAAAGGCACTTTTGCCTATACTGGGCCGGGCAGCGACAATATTTAACTGTTGCCGCTCAAACCCGCCGATGATTTCATCTAAACGGTCAAAGCCCGTTTTGATAATGTTCCTATGCTTTTCTGTATGCAGGTCGTCCATAATTTCAGTGAGTACGTTAAACTTCTCGTCGCCATCGCCTAAATTGAGCTTATTAAGCCTCAAAATTTGATTGCTTAGCTCAATCTGCTTATCCGTTGATTGCTCCTGTTGATAATCATTAATCGCTTTATCAACTTCCCGTTCGACGTATTTTGTGAGTACATACCGCTGATCGCTCAGGTGCTCGGACTCGCTTCCGGACGCCACCCCGTAATTGATGAGGTCATGGATAAATTGCACGTCTCCATACTTGTCGGCATCCTGTATTGATGCCGTCATCAATTTCTCTTTGTCAAAACCCTCATCATTCATTATTTTTTCGACGATTGCTTGTTTACGAGGATCCCAGAACCAATCCGGTTCCAGTTTCAACTGCTTCTTTAGCTCTGGGTACTGCAGGGTGCGGGCAATGACCTGCGTCTCGTGATGAGACACATCATCAAGAATCGGGTCGCTCGTATACATCTTTACGCATCCTTTCCTGCATTTCTTTTAGTTGCTCGAATTTTTGTTCTCGTTCAGCCCGCTTTTCCGGGTCTGCCATTTCAGCCTCTACTCGCTCCCGATCCGCCTTAATAGTCATGTCCACCTGTTCATGAGGGACATGTTTTTTAACAAACACATCCGCTAACGCAGGGGGGAATGATGAATCAGCGGTATATTGCTTAACCTTCTGCACCGTTTTTCGGTAGTCACCTTCACACAAGCGATCAATCCATATTTGATTAAAGTTTTCCATCTTATTTTTATTAAAATTCGGGTAAAAAGCGTATAACAACTCCATAATTTCAACTGCTTCCGTTTTATTCATATTTATCTCCTTTCTCAAAATCAATTTGTTTTTTAATATCGGCCATAGGATCTGTAGTCCCGCTTTTGAATAAGTCTTCTGCCTCTTGGGCTTCAAATTCGTCCATAAATCTTTCTTGATTTAAAAAAGTTGCGGGGAACGGCTGATATTGTTTATCTTTCACGGTTGTTAGGAATTTCTCAGTCCCTTTTTTAATATCTTCATAACTGTGTTTTTTTAGTGCACTATTGAACGCTTTCTCTGCTTTCGGCCTTGCTTTCTTCTTTCCGTAAAAGTTGTACCATTCTTCAAAGAGAGCACTATTATTATTCTTTACATTCTCCCCATTCTTTACATTCTTGTTTGTGTTATTCTGTTGTTCATCTGTTGTTATTCTGTTGTTATTCTGTTGTTCATCTGTTGTTATTCTGTTGTTATGATTTTCTTCTTCATTTTGATAAAAGCCCCAATTAACAATGGTTATGACGGAAAATTTGTTGTTAGAGTTTATAACCAAACTTTCGACTTCATCGAGCATCTTCATATAAGACCAAACGGTGCTTTCTTTCATGTTTAGTTCTTCGCTCGCTTTCTTCCTCCCAAAGACAAATTGACCAGGATTTAATTCAATAACTTTCTGTCCGACGATTTGCTTATGCTTCTTATGTGAGGCTTTCATCAAGCAATACATGAATATTTTAAATAATTTCTCGTTATCAAAAATTGAACTATCTATCATCTGCCTGTGTATTTTCAGCCAGCCAGACATATAATCACCTCACTTTTAACTGACTGATTTTATATTAAAACGGCAGCTGATCTTCGCTGACATCTACGCTGTTATCAGAATTTGAAAATGGATTGCTCTCTGTCTTATTTGCAGCGGTTTGTGAGCCGCTTGTTTTTCCGCCTTGGGGGTTAGCCCCTTGAGACTGATTTGAGCCCTTAGAATCCAGGAATTCAAGCCTGTTGGCGTTTATTTTCGTGACCTCTCGATTATTGCCCTCTTTGTCCTGAAATTTATCGACTTTGAGAGAACCGGTGACACCAATTTTTGAGCCCTTGGAACAGTACTGATTTAGAAGTTCTGCGGTTTTTGCCCACGCTTCGACACGTATAAAATGCGTGGTATCCCTTTTAAAATCATCCTTAACCGCTAGGTTGATGTTTGTCACAACCGTATCTCCCGCCTGCCTTAATTCGATATCTGTTGCTATGTTTCCATTCAGTGCTACTAAATTCATGCTTATTCCCTCCTAGTTAATGAGAAAGGGGGTTTACTCCCCTTCTCCTTCTGCTGGTACGTCTGCGATATACTCAGGCATATCAACAAAACTGTCTTCATCGGGTGTCACATCTTTAATATCTTTGCCTGTGCCTTCATCGTGTGCCACTGCCTGCTGCATTTCGACCGATACCGGCAGGTACTTCCACATATGCCTAATCACTGTTTTCTTTGCCATCTCTTCGTAATCTGTGGCCCATGGAGAATAATTGCTGTTGCCCGCCTTACTTCTTGAACGGCGTTTATCAATATCTGATTTCGGCATGTACTCGAATTGATAGCCGCCATCTTTGAAATGCGCCACTGCATAAGCGCCTTTAAACGCCCCTCTCTCGTCTTCTGAAGGCTTATGTTTCAAATCGGCATGTAAGCCCAGCTCATACTCAAATTCATCATTTTCATAGACTGCATGGGCATAAATGGTGGATATATGGCCAGATCTACGAGCCAGATCAATCATCCCTTTGTAGCCGATGATAAAAGTGACTTCCGTTGTGCCCTTCTTGTTATTTTTAAATGGCAGGAAGTAACAATGCCCCATGGGTCCTGGCTCCAGACCGAGCTGTGCGGATTGCATCACTGCACCAAGCAGGCTAGCGACATCCGCCTCTTTCAATTGCGGGGTCGTTCTGATGACCGTTGTGGCCATGCGGGTCATTCTTTCAACACTCATGTGTTTAGGGAGCGCTTGTGCCATCGCTGGTGCCATTTGGTCAATGTAGTCGCCGATTGTTTTCGGTTTATTACCGTTTGATACTTCATTCTTTTGATTTGTTGCCACCTGATTTTTTAGAGATTCGTTTGTACTCATTATTGTTCCTCCTTGATTTCTTTAATTCTTAATACACGCGTTTCTGTTTCTTTGTAATAGTCTTTGATGAGGTCGGCCTGTTCTTCTTTTAATCGCTTGTTGTCCAAAGATCTCCTTATCTGCGGTTTCCAAGTCACTAGATAATTTGATGTTTTACCAGCAATGTTGTGGCCGAGCTGTTCTTTTAATTGGTTTTCATACTTCGTCTGCAGTGCTTTCGTCTCTTTGATGTCTTTCTTGCAGGCTTCAATTCCTTTAAGCAGTGTGTCTTCCTTCTCGCTGAGCGCAATCTCTGCGTCATCGATGTCTGAATACATATGATTGAGAAATTCACTGGTCGCCTGACTGCCATCAATTTCAGGGATCACGCCAGATTGAATATTGTTCTCCCAGAAGTCCTTTTCAGTTTCGATTAGGATGTTGATCAGTTCTTCATCCCGTTCGATTTCCTTCCAGATAAATGTGTTTCCACCTAGCAGAACCGCAATATATGCTTTTTCAAAACCGGTGACCGCCATGTAATGCTGCACCTGACATAGATACTGCGCCGGTATTTCATCGCCTTCCCATTGGTCCTTGTTGTACTGTGACGTGGTCTTACATTCCAGCAGCGCCTTTTCTCCGACAACGACACGATCCAGATTGGCAATCATGAAATCATGGTCTGGATGCCTGAGCATCCGATTATCACGCCTCACTTTCTTGCCCGTACGATGCTCAAACTCTTTGGCAACGACATCCTCGAGCACATTGCCCCAGTAGATATATTCATTATCAATATCCTGTTTCAGTTCTGGATTTGTTTTTTCAAAGAATAACTGTGTTTTGGATTTCCACTTATTCACCCCAAGTATTGTGCCGCTATCTGAACCACCAATGCCGGACTGTCTTTCCTGTAGCCACTCATCATGGGATAATTGTTTAATGTTGATGTGTTGCACCATTATTGAGCCCTCCTATGTTATAATTGAGTTGTATATTTTCTTATTCGTCCTGATTGCCGTCAGGACGTTTTTATATTTCGTCTTCCACTTTGATGTTTTCAAAGTAACTGCTGCCATAATTCAAGTCTTTCTCTGCCTGCTTGATCTGATACTCGATCAGGTCATTATTCTCTTCTGCGCTTGCGCCGTCTTCCATATGGACAACAATCTCAGCGGTTATCATTCGTTTTACACGGACTTCTGTCGTGCTGCGATGTGGGCCGGGTGCGCCATTCATATGAACAACTCCTTACTGATATATTCCTTTTGATTCCGTTTCGCTGATACAACGTACAAAGCAATTAGAGAGACTGTGACGATTCCAAATACGAGTTTCATCGTTCATTCCTCCAATTCACCAACTCTCTTGCCAGCTCAACACTCAGCAAGGTGAGCAGTATGATTACGCCGATGGCGATTTGATACGGGGTGATGATCCCGGCAACTGTGAGTATCAGTGCAGCACCAAATAGTCCAGATAAAATGTATGGCATAGCATTCACCTTCTGTATTCATCCATGATTTTTTCTAATGCTTGGCGCCCTTCTTTGCGTTTGATGAATATTTTTCGATCTACTTGAGATACATACTGTTTAAAATGGGCATCCCATAAAATATGCTCTCTGAGAAATGACTCCGTAATCCCGGTATCCTTCGCAAAATCTTTCACAGATAGGTACATTCGTTCATCTTTCTCTGCCTGCTGTGGCTTTATTTGCTCCGCTGCCCGCATAAACATATTCATCAACTGCTCTTCATTCTCTGCAACAAACATCGCCATCGTTATATCCTCCTTTGCATCTTGAGCCGTCTGTCTCTGTTTTGGTTCAACGTTTGGGGCTTTAAGAATTCATAGTCCTCGGACAACTTGTTCAGAAAGCCTTGGCCTTCAAACAGCACGTCTTGCAGTTCTGATACCAACATGGATATATGTTCTTTTTCGTCTGGGGTTAAATACTCCGGCCGCTTGTCTAATCGATTGCTGGAAAGTGCATCCACAAATTCCTGTATTTCTTCTTTGATGCGATATTTAAAGCTCATGCGGTGGTCGTCATACACTTGATTAGATGGTGTTGGGGTTGTGTATCCTTTGGTCATTTCATACGCCATATCATTGAGTAAATGAGCATCTGGCACGCTGTTAAAGCCGGCTTCATACATCGACAGCGTGACGTTTCTCCGGTCATTTTCAATGTGACTGATGTTTGCCTTGTCCGTGTGCATCATGTTTGCTAAATCCTGCTGTGTGGCGCCTGTACGTTTGCGATAATCGATAATTGCTCCTCTCATAAGTTGGCCTCCTGTATATTTTTTGTTATTGAATATAGTCATGATTTACTCGTATACTTTGTGTAGAGTTAATCAGTCGCATAATTGATAACTCACTTGATGTCCGGGGTGTTGGTCGCACCCTGGCATCATTCCTCAAAAAGAGCGATGCTCTTTCCTCTTTGAGTTTCATTGCTCTATTACTTTGCTAAAATGTCGAAGTTTTCTCCGATTAATTCTTCGATATTCTCGAAGAATTCAACGAGCCATTCTTCTTTAGTAAGCTCTTTCTTTTTTGATTCACGATTCTGATTAGTAATCGTTACGGTAACTTTGGCAATATTGTCATTTCGAACATCTGCGCAAGTTTGCATTACTTCATTAAGAGTTTTTATTTGTTCTGAATTAAGCATTTAAGCGCCCTCCACTTCTTTGAAATCTACGCCGTACTTGATTGCCATCTTTTGAATGACGGAAATATAAATTTCAATTAGTCTCGGCTCTTCTCCAATTACATCCAACTTTGAAATCTTCTGAACTCCAGTTTTAGCTGATCCATTCGCTAAGGCTTTAGCTTTCCTGTTGTTAACGCGTTGATCCAACTTGCAACGCCCTTTTGTTTCCAGATGTTGATAAGCTTCTGTTCTGATGTCTTTGTGATAAGTTCCGCCACCAAGGGTTTGAGCAATGCGGTTCAGAACTTTGTTTGTATCGTTTCTCCAGTCTTTTGTTTCAATGGCAACGATGTCTCTGATGCTTTGTATATCCGATTTGACTTTCTGTACTTCTTCTCTGCTTTCCTTTTGAACACTAAACATCATTTCCAGTGCTTCCATTGGCGAAGATGGTACTTGGTATTGTTTCGATTTGATGTGATTCTCCATCTTGTGAAATTGATCAACATACATTGCGGTGAAAAGGATGCCTTTTTCTCCAGTCATTTTGTTAGCAACCATGTCGCAACCCTTTTTAGTGAGCAGGTAATGCTTGTACATTTTTCCGGTTCCAGCTTGATAAGAACTTTCTACGAAAAAATCATCAGAACGCAGATTTGCGTTTTGTAAAATTGCGCTTTTATAGTTTTCAATATCTCTTAATAGATCCGCGTGTCTCTTTTCTGTCATTACCGCTACGTCTCTACTATCTGTATAAAGTTCTCCATTCTGTTCAAATACTTGCAATTGCTCCATTTGATACTTCCTTTCTTTTGGTATAATCTTCCTTATAGGAGGGAGGTG